TTCTGCTGGTAATCCTTTGTTCCAAACTGGAGATTGAACTCCATGTTTTCCTTTATTCCATGGTTCTTTTCCTATTGTGTGCCATTTGCCATCACTATTATGCTGATTATAACTATTAATATCATATGCTGCATTTAATGATACTAATAATTTTGTTTCATATTCTCTTACTTCTTTTGGTTCTCCTTCAAATAATATTTCTCTAAACCAATTAAACTTATTTTCTAATATTAATGGTTTTACAATTTTACTAGAACAAATATAACCATCATCTTGATTACATCCTTTTTTAGTTCGTGAACCTATATACCATTTTCCTGTAGAAAGTTCAGTCCATTTATAAACAAATGCTTTTGTTTCTCTCATTATAATTTTAAGTCCTTAATGAATCTAATTATTTCATTTTGTAAATATTTTTGTACTTTAGTATCTGAATTTACCTCTGCTGCCATTTCCAATAAATTATCTCCATTTCTTTTGTAATTTTTTAGAGATTCGTAAATTGGAACAGGGTATGCATTTGGAGCACTTGGCTGACATACACAATCCACTGTTATAATCTCAAAATCCGAAACTTGTCCTGTAGATTCATTTACATTTCCTGAACCACGAGAACTAACTCCCAATTTACATCCACTTTCAAGAATAGCTTTAATAATATTTCCCATTGGAGTAGGTAATACTTTTAATTTTCCAAAACCATTAGCTCCCTCCATCCACATACCTGTAATAACATGAGACACTCGATCAAGATTAATCTTTAAATCAGCCGGATGGTCCCCTTCGCCGAAAATTGAAATATTTTCATTTATTAATGCCGTAATAGAATCAACAGCTTTCTTAATCTCATAAACTGGATAAACTCTTTGATTTTGGTTTCTTATGTCACCTTGAATGAAAATTCCTTTCATATATAAATCTTTTTTCTTAGCACCAGTCAAAGGATCTACTGCTTCTAGTAATTCTGTAGCTACTGCACTTTGATGTTGATATTCAAATAGTGGAATTCTTTCCATTTTATTTCCCCTCTTAAAAATTGTGGCGAGGCGATGTAAAATCACCTCGCCACAATTTCATTGCTTAACAATTATGACAAATTACTCTTTTTGTTTGTTCCTTCTGCTTCTTTAGTTGTAACTGGTTTTGCAACTGGTTTTAACTTAGCTTTTCCACCAGGAACGTTTACAATTGGTTCTGTGGTAAACTTACCAGATGTTGGAGCAGTGCGTCCTTTTTCAGTTCCGCCAGCAACAATGTTCTTTGGACTAGCAGAGCCTGCACCAAGAGGATTCTTTCCAGCAACTACTGATTTCTTATTAGTTGATGGCTCTTCTGTAGTATTGGCAAGACCTTTAGTTACTTTGTCAACATACTCACGAATTACGCTTTCGTCAACTGGCTCATCTTCTTCAACTTTCTCTTCTTCTTCGTCTTCGTCTTCTTCTTTTTCGTCACTATCTAAATCTTCAGATTCTAAATCGTCAGATTCTAAATCTTCTTCAGCTTCTTCATCGTCTTCAAGATTTTCATCTTCAATTTCGATATCTTCTTCTTCGTCTTCGTTTTTATCGATAATATCTTCATCTGTTTTTTCTTCATCGCCAAGCAATGCTTCAAATTCAGCTTTCAATTCATCGAAACTTGATTCCAAATCAGCAAGACGATCATCCACTTCTGGTGTCAATTCGCCTTCTGCTCCAAATTCGTCATCAGTTGGCAATCCTTCACCAAAATCTTCATCGCCTTCTTCTGAAAATGTATCATGCTCTAGATCGTCTACTTCGTCCCCGCCAAATTCATCAACTGGACCAGCAGCGTCATCTAATGAAGTTTCATCTGATTCAACCTCGTCAAAAGCCCGAGAATTATCTTCAATATCTAAATCCTCGTAAATTTTGCGACTCTTTTCAACTACGATTTTGTGGAAAAGCTGACGAGCTTTCTTTTCATCATTAGCTACCACGTATTCAATTAACTTCTCAAATTTGTTGGATGCCATCTTAATTCTCCTGTGTTACTTTAAAATTGTTTGATTACGCATAAATCAACTCTTAAAGTTATTTATTATGATTTATGCATTTCTTTTAATTAAGCACGAATTACTTATGTTTCGTTGGTTTTCTAATCATTGTCTCTTTTGCAGAAAAATCTATAGTTTTTCCTTTATTACTTTTAAATCCAAATTCACTATAAAATTTTTTTAATCTATTGACAGACGTTGCTCCAAAATCTTTACTGGGTGTTAAAAACATCGTTTTTTGAACTTTGTCAGCATAAGAGCATAAATCTTTCATAAGAGCTGTGCCAAATCCTTTATTACGATTTTCTGGTTTTACATTAATCACGTTAACTATTATTCTATCTGGTCGCACTGAAAGTGAAATTTTAATTCCATTCTTTGCATGTTTATCGACAATTTCTTTTAATTCATCGTTATTATCGTTAATAGCATTTTTTAAGTTCTTATCGTCGTTTTCTTGAGCATAAAAATGCTCATCTTTTTCATTTCTCACACTATCAAAACTTTCAACTATCCATTTTTTTGATAGACCTCTGCTCGCATCTTCACTATTTAATTTATCTGCTAAATTTTGGATTTCATTCTTATATCTTCTTCTCCATAGTCCTCCTGCCCAACTATGAATAAAGTTATCAAATTCTGTGAATGCAACTACATTTGGTTTATTTGATAATTGGTCATAATAAAAATATGCAGCAGTATCTCCTTTCTTAGCAGAAGTTTTCAATAATCTTTTCAACGCATCAAGATAAAATTCTTTTTCTTCGTTAATAATAACTGCTCGATATTTAAAAATCTCTTCAATAAGGTTCATTTTATATACCCCTTTCCAATTAGTAATTTAATATGAAATTCATCCAAATACTCTTGTGCTTCTTCAGGATTGGCGAAATCATAAGTAACTTTCAAATGATTTTGACCCAAATGAATTACTTCAACTTCATTAGTCAAACGATCATAAACTGTAACAATATATTCTTTATTATATAATTCTTCATTATCATATTTGGCTCTAACTGTATTTGGAAATTTTTTACTGGATCCCACAAACTCTAAATGAAAAGTTTGACCATGAATATCATCAGGGAGAGTTAATTGATGCGTTTTATAGCCAAGTGGATCATTAATTGATCTAGCAGCAATTTCAAATATCTTCATTACATCATTCCACCAGCACTTTCTGCTGGTTTGCCATATTGTCTTTGAATATTTTCTAAATTTTCTTGTTGCTCAAATCTTCTAACATCTTCGATCTTTCTAAGACGATTAATTTGACCAAGAGTTAGCTTAGTTTTTCTAAGATCACTTAGTCTGGGAATACTATTATCATCTTCTGGAGATGTATAACCAGTGTCGTATTCAGAAAACATTTCTTTTAGTTGCATATTTTATCTCATAATTACTTGTTTTTATCTAGCAATTTATATAAAATTGATTTTACTTCATCCCTTTTGATTAAATTGTCAATTATATTTCTATATTCATTCCAAAATTCACCCAATGCAGCCTCATATCCTTCTTTATAAGATTTATTTTTCTTAATTGGGGCATTTAAAGCATTATTTAAATTTTTATCATCATTTTCTTTTCCATAAAAATGTTCATCTTTTTCATCTCGCACACTTTCGAAACTTTCTTCAATATTGATTAATTCTGGAGGAGGAAGCTTATTATTGCCGGCCAAAAAAGCTCCATTTTCAGCAGTCAATCTAACTGGAGTTGCTCCAAACCCTTCAAGATAATCGTCGCACCAATTTTTAAGTCTTTCTAAGCGAATACCAGTTTTGATATGCAAAGATTTTTCATAATACTTGCCATCTTTTTTGTAAATCATCGTAACTGTTTGTGGTTGAATAATATTAGTTATCGGAAAAAAAAAATCATTAACAGAATCAAAGATATCCTCATTAATAACATTTTTATATTTTGTCATTTCTTCAGTTAAATTCATATTTCACCTCATAAAGTATTTATTCAATATCCCAAATAATTAAGCGCCTGAGCTAGTTGGTGCAGGGCCTTGAGCAGCAACTGGAGTATTAGCTCCTTCTGGTGTGCCTTCCCCAGGAGCAGCTTCTTCTCCGCCTTCTGGCATTTCTTCTCCCATACCTTCTTCACCACCAAAGTTTTGTAAGTCTGAATCAATACCACCAGCAGTTATACCAAGATTTCTCAAGTCAGAAGGCTCTGATTCAATTTGATCAGGAGATACATTTTCTTCTCTCCATAATTTTTGATTTTCATTGATTTCTTCAGAAGTCATACCAAGATATCGTTCCATCAAAAATCTCTTACTAAAATATTGATATCCTTCTAATTGAGTAAATGTGCTAATTTTAGAACTATCTAATTCTGCTTGTCTATAGTGAGCAAAATTTTGTGGTGGATTAAAAGTCAATTGAAACATACTTGAATCAATATTAATTCCGCTCCATTTTAAATATGCTTTAAATTCCAAATCTAAAGGATCACAAACCAATTTTTGGAGTCTTTCACAATATTGATTAAATCTGTATTCTTGAATTAATGCTGTGCCAACTCTTCCATCATTTATTGTTGAAGGGCTATCATCTTGACCAGTTGGAAGATAACTACTCGGAATTCTTAATCCACGCATCATCTTATTATTAAAGTATTTTAAATCATCAATTTCATTCAAATTAGAATTTTTTGTAAAAATTCCACTAGCCAAAGCAAAAGTATGATAATTATGATATTTTTCATCTTTATCAATAGTTAAAGTTCCAACTTGTATTGGCTCAGACAAATATTCAATTGATACTATGGCATGGTTATATAATCTAACTTCATCTCTGAATTGCTTCCAATTTTTATATCCACGAATTTTCAATGCATTTCTTAATTGGCTTCCAGTCAATCTATCATTATTCCAATTTGCGCAGCAAGTTTCTTTATTTAAATTTAAATAATAATTCAAATATTCATCTGTGTCATTAAATAATTTAATTGCTTCAACTATTTTAATTTTATTTTTTTGTAAAACCAAACTTTGAACATAATCCAATGTTTGTTTATCAACTTTTACTCTTTGGTTTTTAAAAACATTCTCTGTATAACCAGGGCGAGAAAATCTTAAACGATTATCATTTCCAATTTTCTTTCCACGAATTTTTGCTTCTGGTGTTTTCTTAAATTTATCCCAACCTTTTTGCTGATGCTCGCAAACCCAGTTATAATAATCTTCATCTGTATTCATTTTTTCTAACTTATCTTTAGATGCTTTAATTAAACTATTAATAGTTGGCATCATTTCTTCAATACGAATATTTCTTTCTTTATCTGTTAAATTTTTAAAATAATTCTGCAATCCGATTTTTTTAATATCAATATATTGCTGCCTTTCTTCTATATTTAAAGAAGCCCAAAATTCTTTATGACGCTTTCCTTTTTCTTTCATTAACTTTTTATATTTTTCTGGATAGTTAATTTTAATAAATTCCATTTTTTCTTTTGCAGCAATAGTACCAAGAACTTGACTATCCTTACTAAATCCATAATAAGAATGAAAATCAGTATGATCTTTAAATGCCATTCTAACCAAATTAGAAGGAGAATTATCAAATCTGTTAAAATTTTTATGGTGAATTACATCTTTTTTACTATTTTTATATTGCTCATCAAAAACAAAATTTTCTAATGCTAAACAATGAGCTATCATTCTATGAACAAATTCCCATTTTTTAGTATTATTTTGATATACTTGTGTATATTGTTTTTTTCTAGTTTTTAATATTTCTCTATTTTGAATATTAAAAGGAATAAATCTTTCTCCAATACTCAAATCTTTTGCTTCAACGAATCCTTTTTCTAGGATGGGAAATTTATGATCAAGAGTACAAATAATTTCTTCCTCATTATCAAGAGTTATTTTCATTACTTGGGCAGACTCATGAGTTACTCCTGCCCAAGAAATAATTCCTGGTACTACTTCTCCTGTTTCTGGATTACAACTATACACCCAATTCTCTTTACCTTCTTGGAATTCTTCAGTTAATTCAATTAATGAAAGCGTTCTACCATCTAATAATGGAACTTTAGTATCCATTTTTAAGCAGCCACCTGCCAATTGCTCAACTGAAGATCCTCGACCGCTGGAAGTGATGGGAAAGAAAAAATCAGCATTTGGAGCCATACTAAAATATGTAGAATCTTGAAAATTTCCACCATCTGATCTTCCTGGAATTCTACGTTGGTGCATTTCATTTTTTACTTTTTCAATGAATGCCATTGCCAAATGCTGAGGCATATCTCCAACATCAATTTTGAACACTCTACGTTCTGGCGCTCTCTGAACACGATAAATGATAATACTATCTTCCAGTAACTCCTTCTGTTTATAAACTTTAAAAATTAACTCCAAAATACTATTACCAAATGGCCAATTGGGATCAAGTCCTTCAGTCAATGAAAGATGAAGAATATGTTCTGCATTAATAGCATGTTCATTTAATCCTTTTGTAAATCTACTACTAGAACTGTAAGGACTATTGGGAGCATTATATCCAGAACCAGCAGCATTAAATCCTGGCCCACTGGGAACAACATTATAAAGATTATTTGCTGTAACTTGTGTTGCTGTTAAATTTTCAAAATTTGGAGCCATATTAC